CAGACCAGTGGGGTAATGCAATGGATGAATACGAAAGTCTCGCGGATGGTGATGTATCGCAGTTGGCACCGGCTGACTGGTTTAAACGATTCGTTTACGTTGCCGAGGGCGACCTGTTTTTCGATGTGAAGACGCATCAGGACTATTCCCGGCAGACGTTTAACGCCCTGTTTCGGGGCACGCCGTGCTACTCCGTACACAACAAGGCTAGGCGCATCGAGGCGGCCACCTTCTTCGATGAGAACCGGGCTGCGATGGGTAGTTACGTTGCTAACGCCCTGACGTATGCGCCGGGTGAAACCGAGTTGCTGAAGAAAGCCGGGGTAGGCTACGTCAACAAGTGGAAGGACTCACGGCCAGCCGCGCAGAGCGCGGACGTCTCGCTGTGGCTGAACCACTTGCACCGGATGATTCCGACCGACTTTGAGCGCGAACACGTTTTGAACGTGATGGCGTACAAGCGCCAGAACCCGCAGCGCAAGATTAACCACGCCGTGCTGCACACGGGTTTGCCGGGTGGCGGTAAAGATACACTCTGGGCGCCTTTCCTGTGGTCTATTGGCGGCGGTTCGTTAAAGAACATAGCCGTGGCTAGGGCTGAAGAGGTCGCGGGTTCGTGGGGCTATACCTACGAGTCCGAGGTGATCGTGCTAAATGAGATTCGTTATCGAAAAGGCGATGACCGCCGAGCGATGGAAAACAACCTGAAACCCGTGATCGCTGCGCCGCCTGAATTGCTATTGGTAAACAAGAAGCAACAGCACCCGTACTATGTGGTCAACAGGCTCTTCGTTCTGGCTTTCAGTAACGACCGAGCGCCGATCACGATACCGGCTGACGATAGGCGCTGGTTCGTCATCTGGTCGCAAGCGCCACGCCTACCGGACGATGAAGCCGCAAGGCTGTGGGACTGGTACGGCAAAGGCGGGTTTGAGGCTGTGGCGGGTTATCTGGATGCGCGAGACGTCAGCCAGTTTAACCCCGGAGCCGTACCGCCGTTAACCGATGCGAAGTTAGCCATGGTTGATTTAGGCATGTCGGGCGGCGAGGCGTTTATCGCGGACATGGTGCGGCAACGTCGCGGAGTCTTCGCTAGAGGCGTTATAGGCTCTCCGTGGTCAGAGGTGCTATCTGGTATTGCCGCCGGTACGGACGGCCATAAACCGTCCCGTGAGACGTTATTCGTGGCACTACGGGAAAGCGGCTGGAAGGATATTGGGCGAGTAATGAGCCGCGAGCATCAGACCCCGAAACACTTGTGGGTTGCTCCCGAGTTAGCAGACCGCAGCAAGTCCGATATCAGGGCGATGGTTGAAGGCAAACCAGACTTACAGATGGTGAAATAAAGGGGGCTTGCGCCCCCTCGTTTAATCGTCAAAAAGAATGGATGCCAGTACGGTAAGCGCTACCGCTATCAGGAATCCCGCCATAGTGTCGCCCTCGCAGTATCTACGCATCGCCCGAGGTAAGTCACCCAATACCGGCGAGTGCAACGGGTCAGCCGTGGATAGGATGGGGTCAGCCCCCAACGCTCGTGAAACTCAGTCACGGCCTACCCTCCAATGCGCGGCGCACTTCCTCAACGAAAGGCGCGAGTTCTCTCACGGTTAAGTCATCGTCCCACGCGCTGATAAACGCCCGCACAGCCGTTTGGAGCCGCAGAGGGTTAGGCGGGTAGCGATAAGGTCGGGCTATCTCTTCCTCGGCAAAAAAGGCCTCTAATTCTGCAATGGTTGGTCGGTGTGGTTTTTCCATGTGGTCACCAGTAGTTAGATAGCGGGTGCTGTGCGCGGCTAGAGCGCCAGTTTGGGGGCGGTACGTGTCGCCAATCGTGGCCGCGAGCGTACCAGTACCCTAGTTGCCAGAGTTTATGCAGACCCATACGGCCTCCGTAGTTGGTAACGCGCATAACGCTTGCCGTTGGTTGTCTCCGTCTTGCACTCAATGTCTAGCCCCTCACGACGTAGGTCGGCAATGCGAGCAGCAAGCCTGAAGCATCCATAATCCTGCAAGGCATCCAACGGGGTGAGCGACCGCCCTAGAATCAGGGCGGCGCGTATCTGGTCATTCTGCGACATCGGCAGGATCTCCTATGTTGACTTCCTCAACGTCCCAATCCAATTCGCTGTGGACGGTATAGCCCGCCTTTACGATTTGAAGCGCGATCTCGGCAGCGTCGTCCTCGTCGCGTGCCTCAACGGTTACGACCTCTTGGATGCAGGTAAATAGCACCACGTCAAAGGCTCTCATGCGGCCTCCCCGGTAGCCTTGGCGATGGCGGCTCTAGCCTTATCAAAATGATAGGCAACATCTAAACCATTATTCGCGGCGGTTAAACGCGCCCCCCATAAGGCTGCGCTTTCGGTGTTCAATAAACTAACAACGGCCTCCAAGAGGTCAGGCGCGGCAGCGATAAGGCGAGCGTTTGCCTCACCCATAGGCGAGGGGTTGCAGACTGTATAGCCGTCGCTGTCGATAATTGCGCGGTAACCGGTTGCGGCATCTGTTACGCCTTCGGCTAGAGCGTACCAAGGGGCGGAAGTGTGGGCGTTCATGCGGCCTCCCCGGTAGCCTTAGCGATAGCGGCTCGAACCTCTGCAAGCGTTTCCCATGCGGGGTGTTCTTGCTCTGGGTCGTACTCCGGCAAGATGCCCTCAAGGTCGGCAAGCGCACAGCGGCAAGCCTCCAGAAGGTCAGGCGCGGCAGAGAGTAGGTCGCCCGTGTACTTACCACGCGCTCCGATAACTTCGATTTTCATGCGGCCTCCGTTTTCTTTTTAACGTCTTCGATAAAATCTTCAGCGTGTACCACCCCGAGATGATCGAACGACTCGTCGTCGTCGTCCCACGTTTCCACCGCTATCTCGTGGGCTTCCTCGGGTGTAGCGGCTTCCACTTCCAACTGATAAACGTGATGCTCTACACGGCAGAGCGTGACAGTAAAGCGGCTCATGTGTTTTCCTCCGTCAAGGTGTGATCTTGTTCGACATAATCCAAAGCGGCCTCATAAAGCCGGTCGCGCTCTGTTTCGTTGCTTGAATACCAAAGGATGAAGTTTCGAATAGCGTCTAACGCTTGTTCTTGTTTCTGGTTCATGCAGCCTCCCCACGGTAGTAGGCGAGCCAGTCACCCGCAAAGTCCGAAAAGTGTTTGCGCGAATACAGCACCCCGTTACGCTCTCGGGGTGGCTTCAAGCAGATTTCCACCCGCTGCATATCGCTACGGTCATGCGCGGCCTTTTCAATAGCGGCGGCCTGTTCCCATGTGTCGCAAGCCACAACGACGACGTTGCGCTTGCCCTCAGAGACACCCCAACCGCTCATAAATTTATCAGTCATACGGACGTAATAGCGGCTCATAACGTCACCCCTGCGGCGGTTGCCACCTCTGCGACGATGGAGTCGGGCGAGCGAGTGCGCGAACGGTTCAGCGACCAATAGCGGCCACCGATACGAACGTGCCACGCATGGATGTCCGAGGCTAATGGCTCGCTTACGTAAAAGGCTTCGGTGCTAAGAGAGTCAGACCAACACTCAAGCCTTTTGCGCGTCCACTTGCACGGCGGTAATACTTCCAACATCTCCCAAAACTTCTGTTTTGTTATTTCGACGGGAGCGTGGCAGTAAGCAGCCATCTGAGCGTCGTCTATTAGTTTGCAAGCATCATCGAACGGCAGCAGTTCCATGCTCGTGCGACCTTGTGCGCGTAGGTCTGCGAGCGTTTCCTTATCGTATTGAGTGCGGTATTCGCCCTCGCACATAACAGCAATAGAGTAAAGGTGAGTTTTACCGACCTCATAAAAGGCCATTAAATTATTTTCTTGCATTGCTAAATTCTCCGTTTGTAGTTTGGTCTCATCAGTAGCAGCGTGACTGCCTGACGCCTCACGGCGTTTCGACCTCTCTAGGAATTGGCAGACTTCACAAAGTGCGGATACGGGTGCAACGCACCATTAGACCTTTCGGAATAATGCTTTCCGTACTCATAACCCAAGCGTCTAATGCGGTTACGGATTGCACGAGCGTAGACGTTAGAGCGCTGATGCTCTTCCTGCGTCATCAGGCGAGACGGACTTGTGGCGTGGTTATAGGCAGCGCAGAGGCCATAAATGGTGCGACCTGCTACCCACAGTTTGCCGTCAGGCTTGTATTGTGCGTAAGGCTTCATTGTTAGATTCTCCGAGTAGTTATTAGTCAGGCGGCTTTAGCGATAGCGTTAAAGGCTTTCCAATAGGTCAAGGCAGAGCGGTAGTCGTCACACCTCACCTTGTCGTGTACATCGCCACGAGCGTTGCGAACGACGACACACCACCACGAGCCAGAGCGCGAGAAATGGGTAGACCAATCGTTTTTGAAAATCTTTACTTTCGAGGATGCGTAAGACATTGCTAGGTTCTCCGAGTTAGTTGCGGCAGTAGTCGATAAGGGCGGCGATACCTGCAACGGCAATGCCACCGGCTCCGAGTGTAAATGAATCTATTACAAAGGCAACACAAGCGAGGGTGAAGCCTACGAACACGACAGAGTTTAAGAAGTGAGTCACGATTGCACCTCGGGGTGAGTGACGCGAACCGAGGTGAAGCCTTTAGCGGTAGCAGTCGGCATAATCTTGGTGATCATTTCTTGCGAGATGCTACCTTTAAAGATGATTTCTTCTTCTGTGCTATTAGGCGAAACACCGTAGACAACGGTAAAGATACGGGACGGCATAAGGCTTGCCGTCATCGTCTTATTTGCGCCGTGATATACAAATGCGGCTGAAGGCATTGCTAGTTGCTCCGTAATTAAAAGTTAAACATCGAGCGCAAGCCGGAAACGTTTGCGTCTTTGCTCTTAGCGTTGCGGAATTGCATATCGGCAACAGAGCCGCACTTCACACCGTTGTCGGTTTCGTAAAAGCAAACTCGATCAGCAAGTTTGCGGCCTACGGTGTAGTAACTACCGAAACAATAGACACGCTTGCCCTCAGCCTTCAGCGCTTGGCTGATGTGGTAGGCGCTGAGGCCTCTGTCAATCATGGCTTGAATCTTTCTAATGGTCTGGATGCTCATGGCTAGTTGCTCCGTATTAATTAGCGAGGGCTGAGAGTTTCGCGGACATATCAGCGAGGCGATGCGCGAAGATCGGCACATTGTGGTACTTCTCTACGTTGTCGCCATGCGAGACGCTGGCGAACCAGTTGCCATAAGTGCTGTTAGTGCGAGTGATGCGGAAGACGCAGCGATCTGCGTAACCTACATATTCACCCTTGCGGAATGCTGACTTCTCAATGTTGAACATGGCTGATTGCTCCGTGTTTATGTTGTCAACACGGAGAGCCTAGAGACTTCCGTTATGGTTGTAAACAACTTTTTTACAGTCACTCTGTTAGGCAAGGCTGAAAAGGCTGAGACTGTGGATAACTTGTGGATCACTCTATTACAGGCGATTTCAGAGCAAACCAATGGCAAGGCTAAGGGTTGCTCGATGTCGTCTGTAAAACGTTTTATGACGGTTTGGCAAAAAATGGTTACTTACGCGTAAATCACTAGAAAATAAGATGTTTCGGAGAATGTAAGTAAAAAAGAGAGTTTCTAGCCTGATTCGTAAAAATGTACCGTGTAGAAAACTAGTTTTAAAAAAATGACTACGTACTGACATTACTAACAGAATCACCCTTTCCGCCTACCTTGTTGCATCTACGCAACACTAACTGTTGCATCTACGCCACAACGTAGCCATGTTGCATAAACGCAACGTGTTGCATTCACGCAACATAACGTATTGCAAACGATTCTCTTACGCATAACGATAACCATTCGCGTCTAGGGTTGTGGTACACGCACAACAGGGTGTTGCGGCAAAACAACAGGGGGGGTAGGGCCATGGGTTGCCCGGTCACGATTACGATGCCCTCACAAAAACTTTTTTATTTTTTTTAAACTCTGCTAACATTCCTTTTGCAACGTCTGACCAGATGCGCTGGTAGCGACCGAGAGGTAACTGAAGCGGTTTTGATGACTTGGATAATTTGAATGTCCAAGAGCCGCACAATCTAAGGCACTAAACGTATCCCTAGACGCTTCCGCCTCGGCACACAGGCTCCACGGTTGTTGGAGATCGCGGCCTCCCGGCAGGATCACCCTGCACGTTGCTCTTGCTCTTCCTTCCTTGCCAAACCTTCTGTTACAGTCCGCTTATGTCGATACGTATGTCGGAGTTGGAGTGGGCAGAGTTTGCTGCCAAGTCTCTGGTATGCCGCTCTTGCTTCTGGGCCGCTCAGGTGACTAAGGTTGCTGAGAAGGTCTGGTGTGCCCACGCCACCCACCACGGTTGGATGTCTGACGTTCCCGCCTGTTCTGGCAAAGAGTTCCGGTATGAACCTCGTAACAGAATCCTTTAAGTCCATTCCTTTTGCGCCTCGTGAACTGAAGGCATCGCCGGAGGTTCTGCAAAAGATTTACGACGCCGCCAAACTCGGGCTAAAGGGTGACGCCTTGGCCTTTGCGGCAGGGTTACTGCCCGTTGAGTACCGTAGACTCTGCCAGTTAGATAACGCGGCTGCGGTCGCCGAGGGAAAAGGTCGTGCGGACTCTGAGGTTGAGGCAGCGTCGGCCTTGCGAGAAGGCGCGATTAATGGGGACACCAAAGCCGCGCTCGCCTTGCTCCAAAACCTTCATGGTTGGGTGGCTAAACAGCAAGTCCAAGTTGATATCAAATCCCAGATTAGTATTGTCGCCGCGCTGCAAGAGGCAGAATCTCGCGTCTTGGCGGGCCGCGTATATGACGCTACGCCGGATCAATTAGCGCACGAGCAACCCGCTGCGATAAAGTACGCACCGGAGGGCAAACAACATGTCAGTGTTGAATAGATTGGCGGAGTTCTTCGGGTATCAGAAGCCATCGGCTAACGCCTTAGCGCAGCAAAATAGTCCGCTTGACTCTAGCGTTTTAACCGCGATTGCTGCTAGGCAGAATCTTTATAATCCGGCACAACAAAGTCAGGATTCATTTAGAAGGCTAAGAGGCGGCAATAAGTTTTCTTACGGTGAAACGCTACGAGCCGATAGGGAACCGTTGTTTGTCAAAGGCTATCGGTATGATCGTCGTCGCGGAGCATTAGAGACGCTTCCCAAAAAGTTCAACATGGAAGATGTGCGTCTTTACTCGACCGCTATCGGTGACGCTATACGTGCTGGGGTACCGGGCATTTCTGAAAACATTTCTCCAGAAATCATTACTGCCATGCTTCTTAAGGAAGGCAGAGAAGATTTGGGAGCAAACGAATACAACGCAAACGATCCTCAATCTCAGGCCATTTACGAAAAGTATGCCCAAGATTATGGGCATGATCCTGCCGTAGCAATTGCGGCTATGTATGACAAGGCTAAGGTATCTAAACGCTTAGGTATTCCGTTTGCTAGTGCTTGGATTGGCACAGGTCGAAGCCCTTACGAAACAAGCGCTCAGTATGCTGCGGACACTGAAAACTTTAAGAGAATAGCCACTGACAGAAAGAACCAGTCGTTGCTGAACTTTATTCGTGGCTCAATGAGCGCACCGCTTCCGGGTGAAGAAAACTACTAATGCAACAGCCGATCTATAGCCCCGAAGAAGAAGAGTTGCTGATGAGCAAACTCTGGTCGCCCGTTATTAAGGACGACCCAGAGGCCTTCGTGCTACTCGCTTTCCCTTGGGGCCAGAAAGGCACGCCTCTCGAACACTTCAAGGGTCCGCGTAAGTGGCAACGGGAAATCCTGCGCGACATTGCCGCCCACACTGCAAAGAATAAGGCCGCAACCTCCTACGAAGTCCTGCGTATGGCAACGGCTTCCGGTCGCGGTATCGGTAAGTCTGCGCTGGTGTCGTGGCTAATCCTCTGGATGCTGAGTACCCGGATTGGCTCAACGACCATTGTGTCGGCCAACTCGGAAGCGCAGTTACGCTCGATTACATGGGCAGAAATTACTAAGTGGGCAGCGCTCCTCATCAATTCGCATTGGTTTGAGATTAGCGCCACCCGCGTGATGCCTGCTAAGTGGCTCGCCGAACTCGTTGAGCGTGACCTTAAGAAAGGTACTCGTTACTGGTCCGTCGAAGGTCGCTTGTGGTCCGAAGAGAACCCCGATTCGTATGCGGGTGTCCACAACTTTGACGGCGTTATGGTGATTTTCGACGAAGCGAGTGGTATCCCTGACCCTATCTGGTCGGTGACGGCAGGCTTTTTTACGGAAAACACCCCGCACCGTTTCTGGCTGTCGTTTAGCAACCCCCGTCGTAACGAGGGCTACTTCTTCGAAGCGTTCCACTCTAAGCGTGCGTTCTGGAACACCCGCAACATTGACGCTCGCACCGTTGAAGAAACCGACAAGTCGGTGTATCAACAGATCATCGACGAATACGGCATCGACTCACCGCAAGCCAAGGTGGAAGTCTATGGCGAGTTTCCGTCTGAAGGAGACGATCAATTCATACCGCCTAGCCTTGTGGATTTGGCGATGTCGCGTAGCAAGTACAAGGATGAGACGGCGCCTATTGTTATTGGAGTCGATCCGGCTCGCAGCGGAGCGGACTCGACCGTTATCGCCGTCCGCAAAGGTCGAGACATCATCGCCATCAAGCGCTTTAAAGGCGAAGACACGATGGAGATTGTTGGCCGAGTTATTGACGCGATTGACGAGTACCAACCCACGCTCGTCGTCCTCGACGAAGGCGGATTAGGCTACGGCATCCTTGATCGCTTGAAAGAGCAGCGCTATAAGGTAGTGCGTGGCGTTAACTTCGGATGGAAGTCCAAGACCCCGGCTATGTGGCAAAACAAACGTGCAGAGTTGTGGGGCGAAATGAAGTCGTGGCTGAAAGACGCTGCGCTACCCAATGATAGGCAGTTAAAGGCTGACCTGACAGGACCAAAACAGAAAATTAATTCCTCTGGCTCCATCTTGTTGGAGTCGAAGAAAGACATGAAGGCGCGTGGCCTTGCATCGCCTGACGCTGCCGATGCCATCGCCGTCACGTTTGCGTATCCCGTGGCGCACCGCGAATACCGCGAGCGTCCCCGCACGATTACCACGAGCCGCGAGAGCGGCATGATCAACACTTGGATGGGTGCTTAATGGCTAAGAAGTCCGTCAGCCTCTCAGTTGGTAGAGGAGAAAAGCAGTCCGTGTCAAGAGGGGCGGGATTGACCGCGAAAGGCCGTGCAAAATATAATCGTGCAACGGGGTCTAATTTGAAGGCTCCGGCGCCCAGTCCGAAGACAAAAGCGGACGCAGGACGTAAAAAGTCGTTTTGCGCCCGCATGAAAGGGGTCGTTCGCAACGCCAAGGGGCCAGCCGAACGCGCTAAAGCATCCTTAAAACGATGGAAATGCTGAAATGGCTGCAAAAAAGGGACTATATGCGAACATTCATGCTAAACGCGCTCGAATCGCTGCGGGATCGGGCGAAAAGATGCGTAAACCGGGTTCTAAGGGCGCTCCAACGGCTGCCAATTTCAGAAAGTCAGCCCTTACCGCCCGAAACCCCCGTAAAACCTCCAAAAAAGGCTAAGAAACATGTACGGAAAGAAAAACCCCGGTCCAATCGGCGTGTCTCCCGGCGCAACAGTCGGTGACATGATCCAAAACAGCCGGATGCAGAAGCCCCGGATGCCTGCTCCGCGTATGCCGAAGCGCGTTAACGAGGACATGATCCGCACTGCGGTTGATTTCCGACCGACTCCGATGAAACGGGGTATGCGTTAATGCCTCTCGTAAAGTCCGCCTCTAAGGGGGCTTTTCGTAAGAACATTCGCGCTGAAGTGAAGGCAGGCAAGCCTGTTAAGCAGGCCGTTGCCATCGCGTATTCGGTAAAGCGTAAAGCCGGTAAGAAGGGCAAGTAATGGCTAAAGACCCGACAGGGATGAAGGGCGCGGCTCAGGTGGCTAATACGCCCGAGAGCCGCCGTGCGCGTAGTACGGGCGATATCCTCGCCCAAGCGCGTACCCGGATGCAGTTGTCCCTGACGGCTTATAGCGAGTCTCGGGACAGCGAATTGGACGACCTGCGCTTTATGGCAGGTTCCCCAGATAACCGCTGGCAGTGGCCGCAAGAGGTCTTAGCCACCCGTGGCGCAGTGCAAGGTCAGACGATTAACGCTCGTCCCTGCCTGACCATCAACAAACTGCCCCAGCACGTTCGGCAGGTCACTAACGACCAGCGCCAGAACCGCCCTGCGGGCAAAGTCATTCCGGTCGATGACAAGGCGGACATTGAAGTTGCCGAAGTGTTTGACGGTATCGTCCGGCACATCGAGTACATCTCGGATGCCGACGTTGCTTACGACACTGCTTGTGAGAATCAGGTCACGTATGGCGAAGGCTATATCCGCATTCTGACCGAGTATTGCGACCCAGATTCGTTTGACCAAGACATCCGTATTGCTCGCGTTCGTAACTCGTTCTCGGTATATATGGACCCGCACATCCAAGACCCGTGCGGAGCCGATGCAGAATGGTGTTTTATAACCGAGGACATGCCCCGTGAGGAGTTTGAGCGTCATTTTCCTGACGCCGAACCCATCTCGTCGATCCAGAGCCGTGGTATTGGTGACGAGAATCTGGCGCAGTGGATTACCGACGATTCAGTACGGATTGCGGAATACTTCTACGCTTACTATGAAAAAGCGAAGTTAAACCTGTATCCGGGCGGTATGACCGCCTACGCCGACTCGCCCGAAGCCGCGCAGATGGAGGCCATGGGCCTCGCCCCTGTTCGCACCCGTGACGTAGACATCCGCAAGATCAAGTGGATGAAGACGAACGGCTATGAGGTGCTGGAAGAGCAGGAGTGGCCGGGTAAGTCGATTCCGGTTGTCCGCGTGGTCGGCAACGAATACGAAGTAGAAGGCCGTATCTACATCAGCGGCCTCGTGCGTAACGCTAAAGACGCGCAGCGCATGTACAACTACTGGGTATCCCAAGAGGCGGAAATGCTCGCCTTGGCCCCCAAAGCGCCGTTTATCGGCTACGGTGGTCAGTTTGAGGGATACGAGCATCAGTGGAAGACCGCCAATACCCAGAACTGGCCGTATTTGGAGGTCAATCCTGACGTTACGGACGGCGCTGGCAACATGCTGCCGCTGCCCCAACGTGCCGCCCCACCCCTTGCACAAACAGGGCTTATTCAGGCTAAGATGGGCGCGTCGGACGACATTAAGTCTACGACGGGCTACTATGACTCTAGCCTTGGCGCCACGTCTAACGAGCGCTCGGGTCGGGCCATATTGGCGCGTGAACGTCAGGGCGATACGGGGTCATATCATTACGTCGATAACCTTGCCCGCGCTATCCGCTACGTTACGCGTCAACTCGTTGACTTGATTCCGAAGATTTACGATACCCAGCGTATCGCTCGCATCATCGGCATCGACGGGGAAACCTCGACGGTGCGTATCGACCCGATGCAGCAAGAGCCTGTCCGCAAGTTGGTGGATCAGGCTGGCGTTGTCATCGAAAAAATCTACAACCCGTCCGTAGGTAAGTACGACGTAGCCGTCACGACTGGCCCGTCCTACATGACCAAGCGCCAAGAAGCGATGGACGCGATGTCGCAAATCCTGCAAGCCAACCCGAACCTTTGGGGCGTGGCAGGCGATCTGTTCGTCAAGAACATGGATTGGCCGGGAGCGCAGGAAATTGCCAAGCGTCTGGCTAAAACGATTGATCCCAAACTGCTTGCCGATCCTGACGAAGACCCAGCGTTGCAGGCTGCTAACCAGCAGATTGAGGCGATGGGCGCTGAGATGGATCAGATGTTCCAGATGCTCCAAAATGTCTCGCAGTCTATGGAAGCCACGGAACTGCGTATCAAGGAGCAGGAAGCGCAGATCAAGGCGTATGACGCCGAAACCAAGCGTATCAGCGCGGTTCAGGCCGGTATGTCCGAAGAGCAAATCCAAGACATCGTGATGGGCACGATTAGCGGGATGCTGTCCGCCAACGACCTTGTAGCCCCGGCCCCTAGAGAGGCTGAAATGCCAATGGAAATGCCACCGCAAATGCCGATGGAGTTACCGCCGCAATGACCTGCGAAGTCTTTATCGGACGGCTATTTTTAGCGCGGGATGTGACCCATTCCACGCACCTGAATACCCGTAACTACGCCAAACACAAGGCACTACAGAAGTTCTACGAGGGCATCATTCCCCTCGCAGACGACTTTGCCGAGGCGTATCAGGGTCGGCACGGGCTGATCGGCCCGATTGCCCTAGCATCTGCCCAGAAGTCAAACAACGTACTTGACTTTCTGGAAAAGGAACTTAAAGAACTTGAGGAAATGCGGTATAAAGTCGTCAGTAAAGACGACACGACGCTGCAAAACCTGTTAGACGCCATATTTGGCTTGTACTTGTCTACGATTTACAAGTTACGCTTTTTAGCGTGAGGTAACGACATTGGAACTTCTCAACCCCCTTGTTGATGCGCTTTATACCGCCCGCTCGGTCGCTTATACCGGCACTGCTGGCTCGACCGATGCTTGGCCTGCCGGAGCGCAGGGCGTTGTCATCTGGGCAACGACTAACGCGTATGTGCGCGTAGGCGAAGGTGTGACGGCTACGACTGCCGATACGCCGATTCCGGCTGGCGTGCCGATTGCGTTTAAGGTGCCAGAGGGTACGGGCGCTCCTTGGCGCGTCAGCGCTATTCAGGTTGTCGCTGGCGGCACGGTCTACGCAAAGCCTATTAACGCGCAATGAGTTACGGGGCGAATGATCCGAACGGGCTGCCGTTAGGGTTGCCCTCTATTCTCTCTTTGGGGTTGCCGCCTTTGGTCAACCCTTACCCTGCGCTTAACCTTGATTTTATAAACAACCAGACACTTGATTCCCGAGTAACCTTCTCTCGCGGCAGTCAGGCTACGCTGTTTGACTCCACGGGTACGCTGGTTTACGCGAAGCATAATTTGATCTTGCAATCGCAGACGTTTCAAACAACTTGGACTGCTGCTGAGGCTTCAATTACAACTGACGCTACGGTTGCACCAAACGGGACGCAAACAGCGGATAAATTGGTTGAAAATACCGCATCAGGAGTGTCGCACCGCGTTATTCAAACGGGGGCGCCTCTTTCTGCGTCAAATTCAGCAACATTAAGTTTTTACGCAAAAGCAGCCGAGCGAAATATCGTCAGAGCGCAATTATATGAAAATGCGAGTGGAGGCATTTTAACTGGGTTTTTTGATTTGTCGTTAGGGACAGTAACATCTACAAGCGTAACGGGAACTGCATCGGGAGTTTCTGGAACAATAACGCTTGTTGGCGACGGTTGGTATCGTTGTACATTGTCAGGCATCCCTTATACATCTGGAACGCTTGCTTCCGTTGCGTTTACGCTGGTTAGTACAGGGACAACTGTCGTTTATACCGGAGACGGCACCTCCGGCATTTTCCTCTGGGGCGCCCAACTCAACCTCGCCAACATAGAAGGCGGCGTCACCTCGTCGCTGACGACGTATTACCCGACGACAACTGCGGCCTACTACGCCCCTCGCTTTGACTACAACCCCTCTACGCTACAGCCGCTCGGCTTGCTCATTGAGGAAGCGAGGACGAATCTGTTGTTGCAAAGTCAGTTTGCAGCATCGTGGATAAATTTTGGAACGGCAACTCAAACGATAAACAATGCCGTTGCGCCTGACGGGACAACGACGGCCAACTTGGTAAGTTCGCCAGCCGCAACTGATTATGTGTACCAAGCGCCGACAACCGTAATCGGCACTTCATATGCTTTTTCGTTTTTTGTTAAAAACAGCACCGCAACGATAAGTCATTATCAAGTCAGAACAAGCAGCACGGCGGCGTTTGGCACGTTGACTTGGAGCGGAGCAACCCTAACTGCTGTAACCCCAACTATAGGGACTGCATCATTTGTTGACGTTGGTAATGGTTGGTATCGCGTAATTGCAACCTATACAGCGACGGAAACCGCTGCTCGGCATCGTATTGGCGGCGGCGACAACACATCTACGACGGGAAATGTTTTTGTCTGGGGCGCTCAACTAGAAGCCGGTGCCTTTGCGACTTCCTACATCCCAACCACCACCACCGCTCTGACTCGCAACGCAGATGTGGCGAGCATGACGGGGACGAATTTCTCGTCGTGGTACAACGCGAGTGAGGGGACGATTTATGGTCAATCAGTTATTGCTCGTCAACCAGCAGCAACAGCAAATATACTTGCAATAAGCGACGGAACCGCAGACAACTTTATTGACCTACGATATAGAGCAACTGGAACTGTTGGCGCTCAAGTTTTTACTTTAGCCGCAGTTCAGGTTAATAACACGACAGGCCCAACCGCAACAGCAAATCTCTTAATTAAAGATTGTTTTGCCTTTGCTGCTAATAATGCCGCTGAATCCATCAACGGTTTGACGCCGATAATAGATTCATCAATAAGCGTGCCAACGGTAAATAGAATGTTTATTGGTGCAAATCCAAATGGAAATGCCGCTTTCTTGAACGGCTACATTCAACGCATCGCTTACTACCCCACGCGCCTACCTAACAGCACTTTGCAGGCACTCACGGCATGAACGACTACTACCTCAAAGCAGCCGACGCCACAGCCCTGTACGACGTATTAGAGGCGGCAGGCGTTGTGACCGAGGGCGACCAAGGCTGGCACGTTACGGACGGCCATAAGTACGCGCTAGATGTGATCGGCGCGATCTACAAGCCGACCGGCAAGGTATTGCAGACCGAGGACGGCGAAGTGCCGGAAATGAAACCAGTTGACGGTTTCCACGCTAATGTGCGTGTCATTAACATGAGCGATTTTGATGTTAATAAAATCGCAAAAATCTTACTTGAAACGCCGGGTAATCCGATAAGGGGATGGGCATAACATGGCCGACACTAAAATCAGCGCACTGCCTTCAGGTGCCCCGGCACAGGCTGGCGACGAGTACGTTGTTGCTCGATCCAGCGCTAACTACAAACTGACGCTGACGAACATCGCGGCCTCGATGCCTGAGACAACGATTACGTCCACAAACACAATAAAACTCAAACTTACCGGAGGCACGGCACAAAACGCGCTTGCCTTTGAGCCGGTTAGTGGAACGAACCAATACTCCATCCATGCGGGCAATAGTTTGCTTGTGGGTGGTGATAAAGGTTTCATGATTTACGACAACACTAACGGGCGGGCGAAATTATTTTGCGATGACGGTACTGGCGAAACGCGCATACTCGGAACAACCTTTTCTACCGTTTACGCCAACGGCTCCGAACGGATGCGTATTGACGGCTCTACCGGCAACGTCGGTGTTGGGACGGCTACGCCCGACGCAAAATTAACGGTAAACGGCGCGGCATCATTTTCTGATGGAACAGCGTCTGCCCCCGGCATTGCAAATAGCGGTGATTTAGATACCGGCGTTTATTTCCCTGCGGCCAACGAAGTGGCCGTTACTACAGGCGGCTCGGTCGCTGCTGCGTTTAACAGCAACGGCGTGTTCTTCCGCAACCGCATCATTAACGGCGATATGCGGATCGCGCAGAGAGGGACTGCGGCGGTGACGGCAAGCGGAGATTTCCCCGTTGACAGATTAACAACCTTTGTTACAACAACCGGCGCGTTTTCAGCGCAACAAGATTCTGATGCTCCCGCAGGATTTGTGAATTCAACAAAATTTACGGTAACAACTGCTGGCACGGTTAGTTCAACGCAAGCGTTTTTGGTTACGCAGCGCGTTGAAGGAACCAACATTGCTGATCTTGCTTGGGGTACTGCATCTGCGCGTACAGTCACTTTGTCTTTTTGGGTTCGCTCAAGTTTAACTGGAACCTTTGGTGGAGCAGTAAGCAATAGTGCGGTGGCTCGTAGTTATCCGTTTTCGTACACCATTAGTTCTGCAAACACTTGGGAATACAAAACAATAACGATTCCCGGCGATACAACCGGGACTTGGCTTACAACGACTGGGGTTGGAATTCGTGTTATTTGGGGGCTTGGCGTTGGGAGCACTTTATCTAACACAGCCGGGGCGTGGGCAGCGGGTAATTTCAACTCTGTAACCGGCGCGGTTGATTGGATTACTAATCTCAACGCCACTTGGTACGTTACCGGCGTCCAACTTGAATCCGGCTCCGTTGCCACTCCGTTTGAGCGTAGACCGTTCGGCACGGAGTTGATGCTGTGTCAGCGGTATTACCAGACGGTACGGGCTTGCGCCCAAGATAATGGCGCTGCCGCGAGTACAAAGGCTTATACAATTCCAGTCAATTTCAACGTAGCGATGAGGGCTGCACCTACAATTACTTATACAGCAATCACAACGTCAAACGTAACTTCAAGGACGGCAATTAACATATTTGAGTATGGTTTTGCTCACCAAGTAATTGCAAGTGGCGGCCCGTCAATGCTTGAAATTTCAACGGCTGTCGCTTCCATTGAATTGTGAGATCAGAATGTACAAGTTAATTAAACTGATTGAAGGCGTAAACGCCGATGTTGTGGTAAGGCTAGAAGACGGTGCTTGTATCCCGTTTGACCAAGCCAACACCGACTATCAGGAATATCTGAAATGGCTTGCAGAAGGCAACGAGCCGCTGCCTGCTGACGAGGACAAATAATGAACAACTGGAAGGTCGAAGGTCTGCGGATTCTCCCGCAAGCGCACGGACACGAGAACGTCGTTGCTTTCGTCGATTGGAGTCTCGGCCCGTTGCGAGAGACGACGCGGCTGGTAAAGCCGAGCAGCGAGTTCATCCCTCTGGCTAACCTGACCGAGGAGATCGTTCTCGGCTGGGTGTGGAACCTGACGCACAAGAAAGCGTGGGAACAAAAAGCGGCTGAATTAGCCGCTTCGGTTCAGCCGCCGAAAGACGAATCTGTACCTGTTGCACTGCCTTGGGCGGAGTAAAACATGTCCACCATAAAGATTTCCCAGTTACCCGCTGCAACCAATCCGGTATCCGTTGGCGCTGTGGTGCCCATCGTTGATGGCGGCGTAACCAAGAAGGCAACCATTGCCCAGTTGGGCGAGATGGTGTCAGTTAAGGCGTATGGCGCAACCGGCGACGGTACGACCAACGATACGGCTGCCATTCAGGCTGCGATTGATTACGTATACGGCGCGGGCGGCGGTACGGTGTACTTCCCACCGGGCACTTACCGCGTGACCTCGATTGTCCGCAACTGGACGAACCCGATTACGGTCAACATTAAGGGCAGCGGCAAGCGATCCACTGTCCTTCGCAAGTTTGGCTCTGACGCTACGCCTGTGCTGGACTTCTCTGGCATCGCGTCCATGCTGGAGCCGTACAGCGAAATCTCTGACCTTGAGATTGACGGTAACGACGTCGGTAACGTCAACGGCCTTCGAGCGACCAACTATGGGCGCTGGGTGTTGCGTAACGTCTTTATTGAAAATTGCAACTACGGTTTGTATTGCCGTGGCGGTTTGGTGTTTGACGTGTACGACTGCACGTTTCAAGACAACCTCTACGGCTACTACTGCGAAAAGTCTGCCGATAACGTCTACAGCAACTTGGTGACGTTCTACGGCGGTCAGTTCAGCGGTAACACCACTTGGGGTTTGTACATTAAGCAAGCCGGTGGCGTGCATGTTGTCGGCACCGACATTAGTTTTAACGGCACTTCGGGCGACACCGGCACGGGCGGTATCTACTACGACGTGACGATGGACGATGAAGTCGGCTATGCCGTCGCGTCCATTAAGAACGCATGGTTTGAAGGCAATTTCGGCAACGGCATCAAAACGGGCGCTGTCGGCGGTCTGCATCTGTCAATAATGGACACCACGCTCGCGGGTAACTTCAACCCGATCACGGTTGGCGCTATCGCCATGAGCGAGATTTCCAACTGTTTTGCCGGTTCCGTAACCGACACGATTGTAGTCGGCGCCGGACGCAGCATCGTCAAGAATTGCATCTTCTACGACTTGATTGATAACAGCACGTATTACCACCACTGGAACGTGGTCGGTAACGCGTATAGCGACATTAACGAAACCAATGCTCGCGCCGATGTGATTTGCGGAACGGAACGGTTCGTTCAAGGTTCTGCCGCTGCACTAACCGCTGGTAGCCCGGAAGACTTTGTAAACTTCTTGTTCGGCACCGGTCAACAGCAGTTTTGGTGTCAAAACGTCAAAAACTTGAGCCTTGGCCCAGCGGCTATTGGCTTCTACGGCACCTCGCCGCAGACGAAACAGACGATTACGGGCTCCCGTGGCGGTAACGCAGCCCTCGCATCTTTGCTGACGGCGCTCGCAAGCACGGGTCTAATTACTGATAGCACTACGGCTTAATGTTGCGCTGAAGCAACTAGTAAGTTAAAGTTTTACCGTACTGATGCGTTTCATCAGGTTTCCGTAAGGAAGTTTATGTCGGACGAAAATCAAGTCCCTGAAGTTGTAGCGGCAGAGGCCGTGTCGGAACCCGAGGCTACGGCAGCCCCGGAAACCGTAGATGCTACCCCTGAGGTAGCGGAGCCGGAGAAGACTGAACCAAAACTCTTTACACAAGATGATTTGGATAAAGTCATTGATAAAAGACTAAGGAAAGCGCGTAAAAGTTGGGAAAGAGAGCAGGTTTTAAAGGCGCAATCAGCGCCCGCTGAACCAGTCGCGCTGCCTAGCAGAGACGAAGACCCCGAGGCTTATGCCGAGGCTCTGGCCGAACGCAAAGCAACGGAACTCCTCGCCCGACGCGAAGCAGAGCGGGAGCAGATGGCTCTCCTAGAGGCGTATCACGAGCGTGAAGAAGCGGCGCGTGACAAGTACGACGACTTCGAGCAAGTCGCGTACAACAACTCGCTGCCGATCACGACTGTGATGGCACAGACGATTCAGGCGTCAGAATTGGGGCCAGATATAGCCTACTTTCTGGGGTCTAATCCGAAGGAAGCCGAACGCATTTCCCGCTTACCGCAGTTCCTTCAGGCTAAGGAAATCGGAAAGATTGAGGCCAAAATGGCCGACAGTCCCGCCCCGGTTAAGAAGACTACCAGTGCGCCCCCGCCTATTAAGCCTGTCACAGCAAAAGGCACTGGCGCTCCGGTCTACGATACGACAGACCCACGGTCCATTGCGGCCATGAGTGCGTCAGAGTGGATCGAGCGCGAGCGTCAGCGACAGATTAAACAGTGGGAAGCGCGTAACCGCTAACACCTTTTTGGAGACACTTTCGTGGCTAATACACTTCTTACAATTGATATGATTACGAGAAAGGCTCTCGAAATTCTTGAGAACAACCTTGTAATCACCCGTAACGTGAACCGTCAGTACGACGATTCGTATGCCGTGGAAGGCGCCAAGATCGGCACCACGCTGCGTATCCGTCTGCCGGACCGCGCTCTTGTGACCGACGGTGCCGCCCTGCAAGTTCAGGACGACAACGAGCAGTTCACGACCCTGACGGTTGCTTCGCAGAAGCACATCGGCGTCAACTTCACGACCGCCGAAATGACGATGCAGTTGGACGACTTTGCCGAGCGCGTGCTGAAGCCGCGTATCAGCCAGTTGGCCTCCAGCATCGACGCTGACGTTGCCAACTCGTTCAACAACATTTACCAGTCGGTTGGTACTCCGGGCACGACTCCGGGCACCTCGCTCGTTCTGTTGCAGGCGCAGCAGAAGTTGAACGAAGCCGCCGCTGGCATGTCGCCCCGCTACGCCACCGTGAACCCGGCCGCTAACGCCGCGCTCGTCGAGGGCATGAAGGGCTTGTTCAACCCGGTGTCCACGATCAGCAAGCAGTTCAAGAGCGGCTTGATGGGCGAAGGCATCCTCGGTTACGACGAACTTGCCATGTCGCAGTCGATCAAGCAGTTCACGACCGGCACCCGTTCTGGCTCTCACACTGTGACCACGACCGTTTCGGCTCAGGGTACTTCGACCATTGCCATCACTGGCACTGGCACGCAGACCATCAAGAAGGGCGACGTGTTCACGATTGCTAACGTGTACTCGGTCAACCCGCAAACCCGCGAATCAACTGGCTCGCTTCAGCAGTTCGTCTGCACGGAAGATGTGGCTGCCGCAGGCGGCGCTTACGCTGCTGTGAAGATCAGCCCGGCGATCTACACGTCTAGCGTTGCGCTTGCCACGGTTGACTCGTTCCCGCAGGCCGCCGCAGCGATCACGTTCCTCGGTGGCGCTTCGAGCCAGTACCCGCAGAACCTCGTGTACCACCGCGACGCGATTGCGTTTGCCACGGCTGACCTCCTGCTCCCGCAGGGCGTTGACATGGCTTCGCGTCAGGTCCACAACGGTGTCTCCATGCGCGTTGTTCGTCAGTACGACATCAACAACGACCGTATGCCGTGCCGTATCGACGTGCTGTATGGCTACTCGGTGATCCGTCCGCAGATGGCTGTCCGCCTCTGGGGCTAATGGTTAAATTTAAGGAGTAACTAAAATGGCACTTCCTAATGGTTCTGGTGGATATCAGATTGGCGACGGCAACAATGGCGAGCCGTTGTTTTTCTCGCAGGTTGCCCCGCTTGCTTTGACGGCAGCCGCTACGGCGTCCCCTGCTGAACTGGTCGCGGGTCTTTTCACTTTCAACGGTACGGCTGGCAACTTGACGCTGCCGACGGTGGCTCTCCTTGAGGCCGCCTACCCGTCGATGAGCGAAAAGAACGACTCTGCGTTCGACTTCTTCGTCATCAACATTGATGCGTCGGGATCGGATGCAATCACCGTTGCTGTCGGCACGGGTTGGACGTTGGTCGGTGCGGGTGCGGTTTCGGCGGCTTCGTCCGCCCACTTCCGTTGCCGCAAGACCGGCGTTGGCGCGTGGACTGTCTACCGCATTTCGTAATAGCAACGCCCTCGGCGGGGCAACTCGCCGGGGGCACCACCTAAAGGGGTATTGATATGCCTAATACACAGGCGATTGGTGTTGCTTTTGCGGATCAGGCGATTATCAACGGCTCGCTTGACTCGGCCACGCTCGTTAATTCCAACGTGCGTAGCGGATTCAGCGCAGCGCAGCAGGGCGCAACGATTACGACAACTGGCAACAGCGACGTGTTCGTCATTGCTCCGGTGTCGGGCGTTTTGTCGGCTGCGTGGTTTTCAGGCGTTGATGCGTTGGCTGCAAGCGATATTAACTACATCACGTTTACTATCACCAACCTTGGTACGTCTGGTTCGGGCACCGCAGCGATGCTGGCGGCGACCGATGCCAACACGACTAAGACCACGGGTGGCACCGCTTTGACTGCTAATGCCCAGCGCGTTTTGTCGCTGAACGGCACGGCAGCCAATTTGGTGGTGGCAGCCGGTGATCGTCTCCGTATCCGCGCTGCGGCAACGGGCACGCTTGCCAACACTGTCACGTTCCCGGTCTACATGCTCAACTTCAGCGTTTCGTAATATGTCCAATATCTACCTTCGCCACCCCAGACATGGGGAAAAAATTGCAATCTCTTGGCTGGAAGCGAGGGAAGATATGGAACAAGGATGGGAGGAGTTTGACCCCTCTAGTCCTGATGAGTCTGAACCCTCGGCGTCGTCAGATGTGGCGGCGCTGGGGGATTCTCAGCATAATGCGTTGAGAACGCGTCGCCGCCGTAAGGAGTAAATCATGGCTACAACTGCTGCCGATCAAATCAACGGCGCGTTGCGGCTGATCGGGCAGTTGGCCGAGGGCGAAGTCCCTTCTGCGGCCACGTCGCAGGATGCCCTCACCGCTTTGAACCAGATGCTCGACTCATGGAGTACCGAGCGTTTGGCGGTCTACTCGACCCAAGATCAGGTCTATAACTGGCAGCCGAACGTCCGCACCATCACGATGGGACCGACCGGCACGTTTGTGGCCGAGCGTCCTATCCTGATGGACGACGCTACCTATTTCCGTGACGCCTCGACCAACGTGTCGTATGGCATCAAACTGATCAATAACCAGCAGTACAACAGTATTGCGGTTAAGACGGTAACGTCTACGTATCCGCAGTTGATGTGGGTCAATATGACCTACCCCGACGTGGAAATTTATATTTATCCGGTGCCGACCAAGGTGCTGGAGTTCCACTTTGTGTCGGTGCGACCGCTGACGCAGCCTGCTGCGCTGGACACCGACTTAGCGTTCCCGCCGGGATACCTGCGTGCGTTCCGATTTAACTTGGCCTGTGAACTTGCGGCGGAGTTTGGTGTCGAACCCTCTCCGCAGGTACAGCGCATTGCTATGACTAGCAAGCGCGACTTAAAGCGCATTAATAACCCGGATGACCTGATGGCAATGCCTGCGGCGCTGCTTGTCAACCGTCCGCGCTTTAATATCTTCACGGGCAACTTCTAATGAAGACGCCGATCCTCGGGTCGTCGTATGTAATCCGGTCGGTCAATGCTGCCGACAACCGGATGGTCAATCTTTATCCAGAGGTTATTGCCGAGGGCGGCAAGGAGCCTGCCTACCTGCAACGCTGCCCCGGCTTGGTGCTAAAAGGCACGTATGGCACTGGCCCGATTCGCGGGCTGTGGTCGTTAGGCGATTATCTTTACGTCGTTTCAGGTAACGAGTTTTTTAAGGTAGATGACACTTTTGACGCCTCCGTTGACTTGGCGTTAGAAGACGGCGGAGACATTCTGCTAGAAAGCGGCGGCGACTTGCTGGCTGAAGGTACCGGCGGCGTTTCGCTAGGAACCATCTCCGGCACAGGGCCAGTGTCAATGGCTGACAATGGCACGCAGATTTTTATTGCGGCCAACCCTGACGGTTACATTTTTGACAGCATTACCGAAGAATTAGTGCAAATTACTGACCCGGATTTTCCGGGGGCGGTAACGGTTGGTTATCTTGACGGGTATTTCGTATTTAACGAGCCGAACTCGCAACGTGTCTGGGTCACAAGCCTATTGGATGGCTTGTCTGTTGACCCCTTGGATTTTGCAAGCGCTGAGGGTTCACCAGACGGGCTAGTATCCCTGATCATTGACCATCGAGAGGCGTGGCTGTTTGGCACGAACTCCGTGGAGGTCTGGTACAACTCCGGCGACGCCGACTTTCCGCTCACCCGTATCCAAGGCGCTTACAACGAGATCGGCTGTATTGCGCCGTACTCGGTTGCCAAGATGGATAACTCCGTCTTCTGGCTCGGCGCAGATGCGCGGGGTCAGGGCATTGTGTATCGAGCCAATGGCTACCAAGGCGTGCGGGTATCTACCCATGCCGTTGAGTTCGCCATTCAAGGCTACGGCGACTTGTCGGATGCAGTTGGTTACACGTACCAGCAGGACGGCCACACGTTCTACGTGCTGAACTTTACCAACGCCGACACTACTTGGGTGTTTGATGCTGCCACGGGTTCTTGGCACGAGCGTGCTGGTTTCCGTAACGGCGACTTCAAGCGTCATCGCGGCAACTGCCATGCGCGGTTCAACGGCGAACCCATCATTGGCGACTACGAGAATGGACGCTTGTACGCGTTCAATCTGGATGTCTACGCCGATGCCGGTGCCACGCAGAAGTGGCTGCGTTCATGGCGTGCGTTGCCGACCGGCGCTAACAACCTTAACCGTACCGCTCACCACGCTCTTCAGATTGACTGCGAAACAGGCGTTGGTTTGTCAGGCTATGCGTTCACTGATCAGCAGTTTTTGGGCAGCGAACTGTCGCAAATTCTGCAAACCGAAATTGGTCAAGACATTATTCTGGATGTGAACTACACCACTGGCGCTGACCCGCAGTTGATGCTGCGTTGGTCAGATGACGGCGGCCACACTTGGAATGGCGAGCGCCAAGTATCCATGGGCCGCATCGGCCAGTACGGTACTCGTGCCATCTTCCGCCGCCTCGGCATGACGACCAAACTGCGTGACCGCGTGTATGAGATTAGCGGCACCGATCCGGTTAAGGTCGCCATTATGGGCGCTGAACTGCAACTGAGCGGTACTGCGTCGTGACCGTAAACATCACGCAAATCCCTGCTCCGCGTGTGCCGTTTATTGACGAGCGCACCGGCCAGATTTCGCGTGAGTGGTTTCGGTTTCTTAACAACCAGTACCAGTTGACGGGTGGCGGCACTACGCAGACCACCATCTCTGACCTTGAGTTGACGCCTTCGTTATCGGCTAACGTCGAGGACGAGATGGCGGTAGTCAAAGGGCAGGTAGACGATCTGCAAAAAGGCCCGCCTCGGTTTGAGCCGGGTCTTATTAACTACGGTTCGTTTTTTTCAACGCAGACTCAAGCGGCAACGGTTATCAATACTGCGAAAGCCATCACGTACAACAACGCCGACCCTGCCTATGGCGTTTACCGCGACCCAGCCGATAGCAGCAAAATTAAAGTTACTCGACCCGCTATCTACAATGTCCAGTTTTCTATTCAGGTAGACAAGACTTCGGGCGGTACGGGGCGACTGTATATTTGGCCTGCTATTAACGGCACTGCCGTAGCCAACTCTGCGTCATTGATTCAGATTCAAGGCAACAATGCCGAAATCTTCTCTGCCGCTAACTTTTTCTTGCCGTTGTCTAACGGCGATTACTTTCAGTTGTACTTTTCCGTGGATGCGCTGGACGTGCAGTTGCAGACGTTTGCGGCTGCCGCGCCTGTACCGGCGATTCCCTCCATCATTTTGACTGTTATGCAGGTGTACGTATGACCGTTTACCTTTCAGCCTTTGCAGGAGCCGGGGCGCAGTTCTTTACCGACGACGGCGCCGTGCTGTCGGGCGGAAAGATCTACACCTACGACGCTGGCACTACTACCCCGCGAGCGACGTATACGTCCATTAGCGGCACTACGTCCAACGCTAACCCCATCATCCTTGACTCTGGCGGACGGTTGCCCGAGGACATGTGGTTGGCCGAAGGCGTTAAGTATCGTTTCGTACTGACTAACTCTAACGACGTTCAGATTGGTGAGTACGACGATATTGCGGGCGTTAATGACATCTCCACCGAAAGCGTGGCGTGGTCAACTATTACGGGCACGCCAACGACGCTGGCAGGGTATGGCATTACGGACGGCATCACGGCAGCGACCGCTGCGGCGACCTATGCGCCGATTGCCTCGCCCACGTTTACGGGCACGCCGCTAATCCCAGACAACGATACGGTTAGCGCCAACTATGCGGTCGGCTATCGAGAAGCACCGCAGGTATCTAAGACGGCTAACTACCAGTTGGTGCTGGCAGATCGCGGCAAGTCGATTCTGATGAACGGCACCAGCCTGACGCTGACTATTCCGGCCAACTCTGCCGTCGCGTTTCCGGTAGGCACCGTAATCATTATCGTCAACGTCAACACAACGGCGCTTTCAATCAGCATTACGACCGACACGCTGACTCTGGCGAACAGCACCACGACCGGCACTCGCACTTTGGCTCGTAACGGCTTGGCTACCTGCGTCAAGATTGGCAGCACGTCTTGGCTGATCAGCGGAGCGGGATTGTCCTAATGGGCGGCGCTACCTTAGCAGCGGCGATTGCAGGCACGACGGGGGGAGCCGGTGCTGGTGTATTCGACTTCTCGTCTGGGTCGGGTAGCGTCACGATTCCCACGGGAGCCACGGGCGTCACCATTGAGGTGTGGGGCGCAGGCGGTGGCGGTGGCTACGGCACTGTCACCCAGATATTTGGCGAGTTCTTGTACGAGCCGCAAGAGAACCCCGGTGGCGGTGGTGGCGGCGGTGCCTACGCTAAACGAGTCATTGTGTTAACCGCGCCAGATGCCCTTAAAACTATTCTGTACACTGTCGGTGCTGCCGGTATAGGCGGCACTGTAGGCGACGCTGTGGGCGGCGCTGGCACCCAGTCTGTTGTCTACGCCGGAACCTACGCCCTAGACGAAATGATCTCTACGGGCGGTTTTGGCGGCTACGGCGGTATTGGCATATTTGGCAGCCAACAGGGCGCTGGAGGCACGCAGACGGGCGGTACGGTGCCGCCGTCAGTGAATGGCAACGGAGGGGCTGCCTTTACCCAAACCGGCGCTGCGGGCATTACAGGCGATAATAGCCTCACTGCTGGCGCTGGCGGCAACGGTGGCGACCCGGTAGAGGGCGGCGATCCGGGCTTGGCCGGCACTAACGGGCGCGTCCGAATGGTATTTACCTTTTAGGTGACACATGGCAGTTAACGTAAAAGTCCTGATCCCGGCAAAGATTGCCGAGAACACGCAAGTAACCCAATACACGGCTACGAACGTATCGGCCATCATCGACAAGTTCACGGCGACGAACTACAGCGCGTCGGCGGCCACGATCTCGATCAACCTTGTGACGCAGTTTGACTCGTCGGGCAACCAGAACTTGATCATCAAGAACAAGACGCTGCTGCCCTCGGAGACGTATACGTTCCCTGAGTTGGTCGGCCATGTGCTGCAACCGGGTGGGTTCATCTCCACGATTGCCGGTACTGCCTCGGCTATCAACATCCGATCCTCTGGTCGGGAAGTGTCGTGACCGACGCCGAATACTGGCTAAGAGAGAACTTTGCAGCGCTGGAGTTGCCGCCAGATGCGGTGGCTTGGCTGATTGATTTGTGGCACGTCACGCAAGTGTTTGACGACGTAGCCGATGGCGACCCGGTAGACCGTAAGTCGCTGGACGATACCGTGTGGCGCACCCTTGTGGGTATGCCTGCAAACAGTTTCTTTATGGCTCACGCAGGGCAGTTATTGCCTGCGCTGGGCACGGCGATTCTGAAGTGGAAGGCTTCGGATGACGCCGAGCGCAGCGGCTTGGCCGACGAACGGTCGTTCGTTTGGCGTGCCGCTTACTATGACTTGGTTCTTTTAGTGGTGCTGTTGTGTCAGGGCCGAGAGTCTGCTATGGAAAAGGCAGGTGCGGTAATGGCACTATACGGCGAAAGTTTTGCGACATATCGCGGGGAATTCCCTCATGGCTAATCCAGTCCAAATTGTCGGCACTGTTGCTGGCGCAGTTCTTTCAAAGCGTTCCGCTGACAAGCAAGAAAAAGCAATTCGCGCCCAATCTGACCGAGACATTGCCCTCCGTAAGCAAATGTACGAAGAGGATATTGCTCGGCAGCAGCCGTATTTTGGGGCTGGAGAGTTGGGAATAAACCAACTGTCTCAGTTGTACGGTCCGGGCGGCATGTATACCAAAACGCCCACTATGGAAGATTTACTAATTGACCCCGGATATTCGTTTCGCTTATCAGAAGGCGAAAAAGCGATGGCTCGTATGCAGTCCGCTCGCGGTCAATTACTAGGCGGTGGGGCAATTAAAGCAGGGCAACGATACGGACAAGGATTAGCCTCGCAAGAGTTTCAAAATGCTTTTGACAGATTGATGAATCAACGCGCTACCGTAAGTAATGCGCTGTTGAATTTGGGTCAATTTGGGCAAAACGCGGTCAATATGGCTGGAGCCGCTGGGCGGGGGTATTCGTCTGGAGCGGCGCAAGCATTTAGCAATATTGGGCAAGCGCAGGCCGACAGAGCGGGCCAAGTTGGAGATATTTACCAAAATGTTTTGGGCGATGTTCTGAAGGGGTACGGGCAAATGCGGGGTCCGTCTACATCTCCCTCTCGCGCTAGTTCGTACGGTGGCTCGTCGGTTCCATACCGAAGCGCTCAATATGGATATTACGAAGGCCCGTAAGGAGACGCATAACCATGGCTAATGAATTAATGTCAAGACGGCCTTATGTTGATGCGTATTCTGCTATTCAAGAAGGCCGCGCAAGAACAATGGCAGAACGCCAGGCCGAAGAGGCCTTGCGTTTTAATCAAGCGCGTCAAATGGCGGCGGCCAATTCTTTGCGTGCCGGGCGGGTTGATCCGGTGGCGTATAGCAACGAGTTAGCCCGCATGGGCTTTGCTCACATGGTTCCCGGCGAACAAAAGCCTTTATATGAACTTGAAGAACAAGTTGGCAAAAGCCAAGAAGCGCTAGGAAAGGGCACACAAGCGCAAGCCAAAGTTCTTTCAGATAGATTTCAGTATTTTCGGGATTTGGCTCCGGCAAACCCGTCGCTTGCTCCGGGGTGGGTCAATGCAGTTTATACAGACCCAATAGTTGGTCCAGAGTTAGCAAAATTTGGAACACCGGAAGAAGTAATAGCAGCGATCCCTTCCGATGCAACTGAATACAATAAATGGCTGGAAGGCGTTTCTATGGTTGCAGGCGATTACGCCAAGCGCCGCGTGCCGACTGCCGAGGCCATGTTGCCGTATACGCAACCTAAATCTTCAGAAGTGTTTGCCCAAGACGTTGCGCGAGCAACTGCCGGTGCGCCACGCACGTCGATTAGCACTAAAGGCGATACGGCTGAAGAGGTTAAAAAAGCCGAAAGCCGAGTTGCAGAGTACAACACCATCCGAGACAGGGCGGTGCAGGGACGCAGGACGCTGCCAAGTCTTCAAAGGGCGGCCAGCGCTTTGGAAAAATTTGAAACTGGATTTGGATCTGAGGCTGCTACAGAAGCCCGCCGAGTTCTTGTTTCGTTTGGCCTCGGCGATGACGAAGCAGCCGAAAAGGTCAAGAGCGCGGATGCGTTTGCCGTTGCTGTTAAAGACAGAATCTTGTTTAAGTTGAGTCAGCAGGCTGGCACCCAAACCGAAGGTGACGCACAGCGTGCTGAAGATACTTGGGCAAGTTTCCGAAAGTTAACCGATTCCAACAAATTCCTAATTGATTTGGAAAAGGCTGTTATTGCTCAAGACAACGAGCAACTCAAGTTTTATGACGATTGGGAAGCAAAAAATGGAACTTATCGAGGCGCGGCGCAAGCATGGCGAGACGGCCCCGGAAGCAAGTCATTGTTTGATCGTCCTGAGATGAAAAAATACGCTGAAAAAAATCAGGGGACTCCGAAGCCTCCTGATGGTTTTGTAATTAATCCCCCTCGATAGGATTTTGCCATGCCGCAAAAACTGGTTACGGCAACTAACCCAGAAACCAACGAAAATATTGTGTTGGTGGATGGCGAGTGGAAACCTTACACGCAGTCTGCAACCGACAAAAGCGGCAGAGCAGCCTTTTTGGTTGATAACAAATGGGTTGCCGAAGAAGCGCCGCCGCCGACTTATGGGCAAAAAGTTCTTGGCAGTGCCGCCAAAATTGCCCGCGAAGTCGTAAACCCTGTATTGGCGCCTTACGCCACGGTTGGTGGCGCTGGTTTTGCTGCTGGCGGTCCAATCGGCAGCGCGATTGCGTTAGGCGGGTTGGCTGCGGGCGACATTGCGACAAGCCTTGTTGGGATGAAAACTCCGTCACAAGCCATCCGAGAGTTGTACGGTGACGAGATTATTGGCGAGCCAACAAGTCAAGGTACTCGCGCCTTACGCACGGTTGGGGAATTCGCTGTTCCTGCATCAGCAGGTTCGCGTGTTGCCGAAACATTTGCAAGCGGAGTTCGCCCAACAGCAGATTTAACGGCTGACCTTGCAAGGCAAATTGAATTTCGCCAACCGGCAAACGCAATTGAAAATTACTTGCTAACAACGCTTGGTAAATCTCAGCAAGCCCCCGTTGGGCCGGGAACCACGCAAAATGTTCTTTCGGTGTTGGCAAAAAACCCCTCCATACAAACCACATCTGCGGCTGCCGGTGGCGCTGCCGTTGCGGGAACTGAGTATCTTGGCGGCGATCCGTATGCTCAATTAGCCGCCGGATTGGTTGGCGGCATGGTCCCAAGCGCAGCAGCAGCCGGAACCAAGGCTATAGGCCAGAAGTTGTATTCCCTGACCGAGCCGCTTTCTAAGAGTGGATTAGAGCGCGTTCGATCAAGAGCATTGCTGGAGTCATTTAATAACGACCCCATGAGGTTGCAAGCCGCAATCGACATGCTTGAATCTGGCATGACGCCAGAGCAGGTTGCTGTTCGCACAAACAACTCTTCCTTTGCCTCGTTACTAGCGACCACTCGATACGCCAAACCAAATGTCTCTGACATGTATCGCGCCCGTGATGCGGCTGTCAATCAGCGTATGGAAAACGAATTGGCGGATGTGAACCGCCGATTGGCTAATGAAGCAGGCCGCTTGGAATCGCAAGCAATCATATTGCCTCGCGGAGTTCCGGGCGCTGATCAGCCCCGCATGGGCCGTCAAATTACTGTTGCCCGTGAACAAGAGATTGAAAAGGTGCGTCGTGAAGTGGTGCGCCCTGCTTATGAGGCGGCATTTAACGCGGCACCAGATTCGTTCAGCATTGAGCCGGTAATTATTGCTGCGCGACAGATTGAGTCTGATCCGCTTACCCGATTGAATCCGAACTTGGCTGAGAAAACATCTCAAATCCTTAGCGAATACAAGTTTACGATGCCGAGAGATGTTGACGCAGGATTTGGCAGCGTAGGTGGCGAGCGTCCGCCTGCACGACCAGTTCCGCCTCAAGTTACTCTTGAAGGCGCTGATAGCATTATTAAGGCTATCAACATGGACGTTGCTAAGTTGTTGGGTAAGACCGACAGCGAGTCCCTTAAAACCTTGTCGAACTTGTATAAGTTGCGTAACGCGGTAGACGAATCAATTAAGGCTGGCGTACCTGAAAAAGCCAATTCGCTTTATAAAGAAGCCCTTAATTTGTATCAAACGCGGATTGCTGCGCCGTTTAGAGAAGGCTGGGTTGCCAACCTTGAGCGAGAAGGCGCTACCGGCGTGCAAATGGTCGCTCCGGCTAAGGTCGTTTCCACCATTATTAATCCCGCCGACCCAGACAATGCCCGTCGATTTGTGCTTGCGTTGGGCGACAACAAGAGGGCTATGGCTGCCACCAAGGCTGGCATCCTAGACCTGTATAAACAAAAAGTCGTCAAGGGCGCGAAGATAGCGCCTGAAGACCACGAAAAGTTTATGCGCGACCACGCCGCTGCGCTTGGCATATTAGATAACGCTGGCATGGGCATCCGCGCCGAACTGAACAAGTTTGGTAAGGTCGCCACAAGCGTTGAAGGGCGTCAATCTCGGTTAGAAGACTTAACGCGTTATGTTAATGAAAAAACTGCTGGATTGACGGCAACGCCAGAGCAATCGGCAAGAAACGTAACAGCGGCTGCGCTTGATGAGCCGGGCGTGCGTCAGGTTGTTGATGAAATTAATCGCACGCTAAATGACCAGCGTGCCTTTGTAAAACTTGTAAACGACGCATCTCGATCAAGCGGAGTCGGCCCCGGCAAGATTGTCGCGCAAGACCGTGAGTTGCCTCCTTTCTTGGACAGCAACGTCATGCTGGCTAACTGGATCATTGCCCGACTCAAGGGCAAGTTAGACACCAAACAAGCGGCTGACTTGGCCGTTGAATTGCTTAACTCTAATACTGCCGCTCGCGCTCTTGGTAACGCGCTTGAGGATCGAATCAGCGTATTCGGAACTCGGCGCAAGGCTTATCAGCGTGGCGCGGTTGGAGAGGCGTTGTTTTCCCCTTATAAGTTCCCACCTGCCCTTGCCATCACACCGCAAGTTCCGGCTGCTATTAGCAGAGAAGATCGGAACAAGTTGAGAAGGGAAGAGCAAAACCGTAACGCCCTAGCGAGGTAGTCATGCTGCAAGGCGCACTCAAGTTAAGTTCGGAGAAGTGACGTGGACTATCAGGCGGCTTTCAACATTGCGGTGGCAGTTGCAGCAGCGTTTGGCGGTTGGACCTTGCGCTCGATTACGACGAGCCTAGAGAACCTTCAGCGCGACCACAAAGAGATGATG